TACTAGCATTAGACATAGATGCTCCTGAGCCTATATCTGCTAAAGGAGTTCCTGCTGTTATACCTGTTGCACTAATGTCAGCAGCTTGAATTGTAAATACTCCATTTTGGTTTGCTGAACTAAGAGCATTATAAGCAGTTTCAGTTGCAAACTGTAATACAGTTGATCCTACAAAAGCTTCTATAACTGTTCCTGAGTTGGCATAACTAGAAATAGCATTAGTATTATCTACAGGGAAAGTGTGGGTTTCATTTGAGAACGTAATTACAACTGAATCTCTTCCCGTGGCTCCTGTTGGACCTGATTCAAATACACTTGTATCATATTGTAAATAAGATTGCAAAGTATAGTTACCGCTTGTATCTTTATAAACTCTTCCAATTATACAATCACTTTGAACATCGATATGAATATTATTTGTAAAATAATTAGTTTCATTTGTAAAAGTATCAGTTGTTGATCTATCAAGAACTAGTTGAGTATCACTTTGAATAAATGAGACTCTTGCTGAAAAACTTCCTACAAAGAACATTTCCCCTTCTTTAAGCTGGGTAGTAAAAGCAGTTCCTGTTCCTGTAACTGTTGCACTTTCAGCAGCTTTTGTTACTGTACCTGTAAGAGCAGAGGTTAAGCCATTTGAATTATCATTTCCATCACCAGTATCCATCCAATAAGTTTCAGTATTATGCGTATGATATTTTAATAATTTTATACGGTCAGACGCATCACTTGAGTCTAGAAGTAAGTAATAATGTTGAGTTATAAACTTATTCGCATTATTTCCAGTAACTGAAGTTGCAACCATTCCACTACAGTCTTGTTGATAAGTTGACGAAGTATTAGAGGAATTTGAAATAACAGAAGCAAGAGACTGTATTGGCTGAACAGAGTATGTATGTAAACTAAAACTAAATAATCCCGAAGAATTAATTGTGGTTTGCTTATTTGTTGACCCGCCATAAGGAATAGAGCGAGGAAATGTATTTACATTTTCAAGAACTCTATTGTCCACATTTAGTTGTAAAATTAATTCAGTCGAGCGATTTCCAAGAGTATTTATACTTCGAAGAGCAAATCGATGCGAACCTGTTGGTAGTCCTAAAAGCTCTAAAGAAGTTTGTCTTGTATCTTGAATAATGATAGGACTTGGCGGGTAAGCCTCACTTAAAGGTAAATTATGAGAAATTTCATATCCACCTAAAAATTCATATGTACTTGCAAGAGTGCGTGTTTGCTGGGTTCCTGCAGCAGTTGTAATAACTTTTCCTGGAGAAATAGGAGGAGTCCAATGAATAGTTGAACTAATTGTGAGTGCTTGTGAATCATAATTAATTGCTTCATTC